GTTGCCAATACTAGCCCAGTTGCCAATACTAGCCCCGTAGCCAATACTAGCACTGTGGCCAATACTCAACCACCGCTTTGTATCAGGATTTTGATACCAACCATTTTCTTGTTTCCACTCTCGTTTGATTTGTTCTGATGTAATCATTTTAATTCCTCCAACTTTCTATTATTTCGGTATCCGTTCCATCGAATGACCAATTTTCACTTTCCCTTAGGGCTTTTCGGCTCACCAAATGGCAATCTAAAAACAGATTAAATCCGTAGTTTTTGCCATTGATACCAGAACAGGGGAATGTAAAGATGTCCATTATTCCTCTCCTATCTCGCCCACCAGGGTCGCTTTGTAAGTTCATATTCCTGATGGGCCTGTAATGCGCCAAGTCTCCGGTATTCATTTTCCCTTTCAATCTTCTGCCGGATTTCTGCCGCCACCTTGTAAACGTCATTTTGGGGATTTGCAGCGAACTCCTCCAGGATTTCTACGACTGCATCTTTTTGTTTCATTTTTCTACTCCTGTTTATTTAGTCTATCCACATTATAAACTATAAATATTGATTTGTCAATAGGGCATTTTAGTTGAGTGATTTGGTTAGGCATTGTTTTCACTCAGGATTTTAATAAGCTCTGTTTTATCAATACGGACAAATTGGTCGGCTTTGTAAATTACATATTCATATCCACCATTATTGCCCCGGTAGTCTTTCTGTCCGAAAGCATACACTTGCCCCTCGACTGGATTGATTATGTATAATTCTCCGGCTTCCCCTGCGCCATATCGTCCAGTATATCCGCCAACTTTCTCATTAAAATCTATCTTCCCGGTCTTGTCCACTTTGGCTACCCATGGATTAGAATACCGTCTCGGATTAAAGCTGCTGTATGTGTTTATTGTTTTCATTTCACCTCTCCTTAACATTTCTACTCTAATAATAGCACATCTATATTGATTTGTCAATAGGGTAGGGAAAAATATTTTTGAAACTTGATTTTTACTAGACTTATATGCTATAATTAATAATAGAGGTATAGAATGACACCTGATGAAAGTAGACTCGATTATAGAGGAAATATAAGGGGATTGACTGTTTATCAAGTTCACGATTCGCATGGTTTCCCAAAGGTCAGAATCCGTGAAATAGAAAACCCTACAGAACGAGATATTTGTCTTTTGTATTGGGCTGAAGGATTAAACCAACGTGAAATAGTTGAACGATGTGGGGTTAATAAACAATACGTTTCTTCAGTGATTAAACGCTATAAAAGGCGTTAATCAAATAATGGGAGGATAAATAATAATATGCCTCCAACAACCGGCGGCCTATAGGCGTAAGTCCGGTAGTAAACTAACAGCGCTGTATGAATAAACCAGAATACTTTTTACCTGAGGAGAAATATAGAAAAGCCATCGGGTCATTACGCCTGCAAATGGCGGGAATATTCGATTTTCTAAAAGTGGATGATAAACTGCCCGTGAGGTATCAATATGGCATGGGCGATTATGTGCCCGGTGCTATCGAAGAGGCTGTTGGGCTGGCTGAAGATTTCGGATTGAGAATCAGAGGTGTAGATAAACCCATTTCAATTGAGAACGTGCGACGAAAACTCTATGGTAAAGGTTAAAATGTGCTGTCTCTGTAGCAGGATAGTTTCTCTAGAGACTGAGGTTTGCCCGTCGTGTCTCTGTGAGAAATTTGAGCTTGTGGTTTTAGATTACACTGAGGAAAATGATGAAGTTGTTTCGGAAACCGAGTAGATTGACACCCATGCCCAGCCCTAAAGTTTCAACTTCCAGTTGGGTAGTTGGGCATACGGTGTTCTTTTACCACGGCCTCGATTGGGTATATTTGACTGAATGGTGGCAGAAACAGCCCTGTATAATTTACCAGAACTAGAGTTTAAAATATTTAACAAATTTAAAAAGTTTAAATTATTTAACAAGTTTAAATTATTTAACGAATTTAAATCGGTTTAAACTTTTAAATCTGTAGCTAAAACGAGACAAAAGGAGAAGAGAATTGGAATGTAAAATATGTGGTAAATCGTTTGACCTTACTGATGGTGAAATCCAATTTTACAGAGACCGAGCATTAGAATTACCCAAAAGATGCCCTTCGTGTAGGGCGAGTAAGAGAAGAGACTCTAAACAACTAGCTGAATTGAAAGCTAGAATAAAAGAGCTGGAGGAGAAAAATGGGAAAGAGAACGTGGATAAAGGTATACACAGATAACTGGATACAAGGCTCTATAAGAGAAGAGGCGCCGGAAGTTAGATGTACCTGGATTGATTTATTAGCTCTTGTAGGCGCAAGCCAATACAGCGATATAGGGGAATTGAAGCTAATAGGCAATTCCGGCTATACCGATAACCAGATAAGCGAAATACTATCTATAGATAAAGACTTATGGCTAACAGCTAAACAGAGGTTTATAGATACTGATAGAATAACCATACATGGAAGTAACATCATCATCATAAAGAACTGGAAAAAGTATCAATCAGAATATTCGAGGGTTAAAAAATCAAAAGAAAATTCAACCGCTTTCTAGATGTTAGATTATAGATGTTAGATGTTAGAGTGGAAAAGTGTAATAAAAAGTACAACAAAAAGTACAGAAAAAAGTACAACACTTAATAAGAGCGTTACGCTTCGCTTTAAGAGCTTCGCTTCACGCTCTTGGTAATGAAATGAAACTTACACAACGTCAAGAAAATTTTTGCCTGAACATCTTTTCTGGTATGCCTCAAAGGGAAGCATACCTTAAGGCAGGATATAGCCCTAATAGCTCTCTAGCGGTTATTGATGTAAATGCTTCAAAGTTAGCTAAAAATAATAAAGTATTACTAAGACTTGAAGAACTCCGCAGCAAAGCCGAATCTGATAAAATCATGTCAGTCCAGGAACGTAAGGAACGGTTATCGGAAATCGCAAGGGCTCGTTTGACTGACTACCAGGAGACCGGACTCGATTCAGGCTACATCTCTATCGGTAAAGACTCTCCCAACACCGCAGCTATAGCCGGAATAGAATCAGCTACCAAGTTTGATGAGAATGGGAATACGGGGACGCTGTTTACTAAGGTCAAACTACACTCGCCTATCCAGGCTATTGACCTCTTGAATAAGATGGATAAAATCTATTCGGATAATCCAGTGGTGAATGTGGACAATCGTAAACTCATTGTAGTTACCGATTCTGAAAAGGCTAGATTGCTGACAGAAGCGATTGCTGAGGGTGAAGGGACTGAATAAGTGTGCAAATTAAAACTACTTCAGTGTATGAACGCAATGCCGAAGCTTGGCTTAACAGAAAAAATGGAATCAGGAGAGCCTTCAATGAGGGCGGCACCTCTTCCAGTAAAACGTACTCCATCCTCCAGCTTCTCATCCTTATCAACAGCTACGCCAAGCGACCGCTTTTAACCTCCATCGTCTCCGAATCCTTACCCCACCTCAAGCGCGGCTGCATAAGGGATTTCAAAGCCATCCTCGGCGAGTCCTTCGACGAAAGGTATTACAACAAATCCGAGCAGGTCTACAGGCTGGGAAAATCCATCATCGAATTTTTCCCCGCCGATGAGCCCTCGAAAATGCGGGGCGGTCGCCGCGATATCCTTTTCATTAACGAGGCCAACAACATCGCCTATGACGCTTACCGGGAACTGGACGTCCGGACCCGGTTATTTACCTTCCTGGACTGGAACCCTGTTAGCGAGTTCTGGGCGCACGAACAGGGGTTAATTGATGCCCCTGAGAATGAGTACATCCATTCCACTTATTTGGACGCCCGTCACGTTCTCCCGCCTGAGGTCATCGTCAACATTGAGAGCAACCGCGATAAAGACCCGAACTGGTGGAACGTGTACGGACTTGGCCTCATCGGTAAAGTTGAGGGGTTGGTCTATCCCAACTTCAAACAGGTTAAGGAACTGCCTGCCGGTGACAGCCACTACTGGCTGGACTTCGGCTTTGCGACTGATGTCACGGCGTTTGGCAAAAGCGTAATTATAGGAGATAACCTCTACTCTCAGGAATTGATTTACGAAACAGGGCTGACTAATCAGGATATCGCTCACAGGATGGCAGAACTGGGAGTTCGCAAGGGCTCCGATGAGATATTTGCGGATTCCGCAGAGCCTAAATCCATAGAGGAAATCTACCGGATGGGATACAACATCAAACCAGCGGTAAAGGGGCCGGGTAGTGTAGAATACGGCCACCAGCTAGTCAGGCAGTATAACCAGTTCTGGACTGAAGATTCTCTCAACTGCATTAAAGAGCAAAGGAATTTCAGATACATAGCTGACAAAAACGGCAAACTAACCGATAAAACTACCCATGCATGGAGTCACGGCATGGACGGCCGCCGGTATGGGGTTATGGGCAAATTAAATACAAATAGCTTTTTCGATGTAGGGTAGGCGTTATGTTCGAAAATATAAAATCAAAGTTCAGGATGCCGGGCAGGAAGAGCCTGTCGCTGGTATCGCCGGAGCTGGCAAATTACTTCCACGGCGTATATTCAGCACTTTTCACGCCCGGTCAACCTGTTTACACGGAGATTACCACACAGAAAGCCATCCGCGAGGGCTACAAGATGGCTGTCCCGATTTACCGAGCCTTACGTGCTATCATACAGGCAGGCAGCGGTATACCGTGGATTGTAAGGGAAATAGAAACAGGTGAAGAGGTCGAATCCCATCCTTTCACTGTGACATGGACGCACCCTAACCGCGAGTTTTC